TGACACCAACAACGGCGAGGATGCCTCCACTCGCCAGCGCACGATTGATGGCCTCCCGACGCTCCCGCCGGGTCTTGAGTTCCCCGTACAATTCACCCACCATCTCAATGAGTCCGGCGTGCCGGGTACCACCCTCGTCCACGTACCCCTCAAGCCAGCGCCGCAGTTGGGCAATCTGAGCCTCGGAGGTATCACCCGAGACGGGGACCGTTGCTTCAAGTTCCTTGGTCATCTCGTCCCCTTTCAGTGGTTGAGAGCGTTCTTCGACTTGGGTGGGTTGATCTCCCGGGCTCGCTCGTTCCCGGCCTGCCGAGCCTGCGCCGACTTCTTCATCAGTTCCCGACCCTCGGCTACCCACTTGACTGCTTGCTCGTGATCACCGTTCTCCGCTGCCTTGCGTGCGGCACGGAACAATTTGTGCGCCTGTGCTGCCCACTTCTTCGAGTCACCCTTACCGACGACCCGCGCCATCGTGGCCGCTTCCTTCGTGTCCACCGGCTGCACCTGGAGACCGGCCAGTCGCTCCCACGAGACGGTTGGTTCGATAAGGTCGCCCCGCGGGGTCACCTTGCCCTGCATCGCCTCACCGAAGCGCCACGCCTTACTGACCGCACCGGGGGCTAGGTTCCGCATCGCGTAGTCCATCCGGCCATCCTTGATGGTCTCACCCTGCGAATCCCGCTCCACGATGGACTTGCCAGTCTGCGTGTCCCAGTTGCTCACCCCTAGGTCATACGCAGCCTTCCACGGACCCGCCGGCTGGAGCCCACGCGGGAGACCTGGGATAGCAGCGTTGGGGTTCGCCATCCAGTTCTGCGTGGGGTTCATCGGACCCGTGCCGAGCCAATGGTCCTGCTCGGTCAGACCACCCTGGTTCCCGAGAGGGACCGCGTTGCCCGGGAACTGCATATGGGGAGGCAGCGCCTTACGTTGACGCTCCACCTCCTTGATGGTCAGCCCCGCAGCCATACCCACGAGGTAGGGCAGCAGCCCAGCCAGCCCGATCATCTCGGCCGTGCGAACCGGGTTATTGGCCGCCGTCTCCTTGAGAGCCGTGGTCAGGTACCAGTTGACCTTGGCGAAGGGGGCACCCATCGGCATCGCAGCCAACACCCGGGGCACCGGGGCCGTGACTCGCTGGGGATTGTAGAACACCTTGTCGGCTCGCGCTGCCGCTTCCTCGTAGTGAACCCCATCGGCCATCAGCCGCTTCACGAGGGCCACCCGGAACGCATCGTCCGTCACCTGGGCGAGATTGTACAGCGCAGCCTCGGACTCGTGGTAAGTCTCGGCCGCGTCCATCATCATCCGGGAGAAGGTCATCGGACCAGGGGGTACGTTCTCGTTGTACCGGTTGCGGAGAGCCGTGGCGAGGTGAGCCGCCATCTCCCGCTTCATCGCATCGTTCTTGATGTACCCCTGACGAATGAGGTTGCGGACCACTTGGTCGTCCGTGCTAAGGTCAAGGAACGCCCCCGGGAGGTCGCTGATGGCACCCCCGTTGGCGAGATGGACCGGGATGTTGTGACCCACGTTGTTCAGGAAGTAGCCGGGGACGTTGAAGATGGTCATCGCCTTCTTCCACCAGTTCGCCCCGCTGTACTTCTCCAGCGTTGGGATGATGGTCTCCAACTCCATCTGGTCATACACGTAATCGTGGATGTCCTTACGAACGTACATCCCTGCCAGGTTGCCGTACTTCCTCACCCGACCCTTACCGGGACCGGCTGCCGTGTTCGGCATCAGGTACCACTGGGTACCATCGGGCGCCGTGAACTGCTCAGGACGAATGTCCCCAGCCACCCGAGGGATGAGGGTGTCGGGGTCCTGGGCGTACTCGGGACGACGGGCGACCCAGGCAAGGAAGTCTGCGGCTGCTGCGTTCTGCTCACCCTTGGCAATCTTCTTCGCGCCCGCACGGGCGAGGTTGCGATGCTCACCCCAGGACGCACGCTCCTCAGGGGTCCAGTCGCGCCACGCGATAACGTTCCCGTTGGCGTCCGGGGGACCCAGCGGCTCCCAGCGCGCACCGTTAACGTTCTGAGCAAGCATCTCGTTCTCGCTCATCTGCTCGACGGTACCACGGCCCTCATCGACCTTGATCTTGGCACGGTTGCGCTTGCCCGAGTGGAACGCCTTGGGGTCCTCGGCCTCGTGCTTCGCGAACTCACGGGGGAGGTAGTATTTACCCCAGCGCGCGTGCTCCTGAGGCGTGATGACCCCCAGGCGCAGCAACTCATCACTGACCCGCTGGTTGTCAGCCTGGATGCGCTGGGCCTCGGGTGACAGGGGACCCGTGTACGTGGGTTCCGTGGCCTGGTAGTGGATGTCGAATTGCTGACCCGTGGGGAGACCCGCCATCTCGTTGAACAGTTCGGTCGTGGGTCGGAAGATCTCCCGAGCGTTGGCCGGGCTGACCCGGTTGAACTGCTCGTGGACCTCGGGTGGCACACCGTACCCCGACACCATCCCTCGACGAAGGGCGTTGACCCCCTTCGCCACAGGGCCAGCCGCAGCCTCACCCGTGTAAGGAGCGATGGCATCAGGGTCAACCGGGGTGATGAGCGCCTTGTCGATTTGCTGACCGGCCCACCGAGTAGCGTCGTTGACGCCAAGGTCTTCCGCGATGTTGTGGGCGACCTGACCAAACGGGATGAGGGCGTTACGCTCGATCTTGCTCGGGACCGCCTCGGGGGTGATGGCGTTGGCCGCCCGCGCCCCGAGGTGTGCCGCACCGCCACCCAACTTCCAGGTACGACGGGCACCCTCCGCACCCAGACCCGCCACCTTGTGAGCACCACGAGCCAGCGCCCCAAGGTTGATGAACCCCGGACGGCCACCACGCTTGCCACCCTGGTTCCAAGCGTCCCACTTCTTAATGAACTCGTCGGCCGCATCCTGGGCCTTCTTCGCACGCAGCGGAGCACGCGACAGGTCGTCCTCCAGGGCACGCAACTGCTTCTCCATCAGGTCGCGCTTCTTCCCCGGGGGAAGGTTCTCCAGGATGGCGCGAGCCGATGCGACCTCGTTCTTCTGCTGCTCGATGTAGTTCTTCGCTCGCTCGACTTCATCGAGGTAGCGCCGATGGACCGCCGTCCCCTCGTCATCAAACGGAACACGCTGCTGGTAGGGACCCGCGGGCTCCTGTGGACCAGCCTTCGGACCCCCACCCGGAGGAGGCGGGGGCTTCTGCTGCCTCGTGCGAGGCTGGTACCACCCAAGGATGTCGTCCCACGCCCAGTTGTCCCCGGGCGGCTTCGGCGGCCGGCGAGGGGGCTGCTTGGGGCCGGAACCCGGGGGCGGCTTCGTACCACCTCCAGGCGGCGGGGGAGGCGGCTGCTTGGGGCCGGAACCCGGGGGAGGCTGCCCGCCTCCCGGGGGCGGTTGCTGATGGCGCCAGCCGCCAGGAGGCGCCTGACCCCCGCCACCCGGAGGAGGCTGGGAACCAGCACCCGGGGGCGGCGGGGGAGGAGGGGCCTGCTGGCCGCCCGGCGGTGGGGGCGGTGCGGCCTTCTTCCTGCCGATGTTCGGGTTCCACTTGCCGGCGGGAACTCGAGCCGCCGCCTGCCGTGCGAACGGCAGCAGGCCGCCGGCCGCACCCGCCACGCCGGCCGAGAGTGCCTGGTCGTTCGTGCCGCCCGCGTGCTTCACGGCGCCCGCCGGCAGCGCCGCACCCGTGCTGACACTACCCGCCACCTGAGCAGGCAGCGCCTTCACGCCGGCCGCCATAAGGCCCCGGGCAGCCAGCGCGCCAGCACCCGCGCCCACGATCATATCCGGGACCACGCTGCCAGCCACAGCGGCGGCGCCACGAAGGGCACCTTCACCCACGAGGGAGTTGCCCCCCTTCCACACCTCACCCCACGCATCAAGGATGTCGATCTGCTCGTCAGGGAGTTTGCCCCGGGCGATCATACCGACCGCCGAGTTCTTCGCCCCCTCCTTCGCAGCGTCCTTCAACTCGACCAGGGCGTTCCTCACACCCGGCTTACGGGTGACGGTGCCCGACACCGGGGCGAGGTTCTTCGACAAGAACTCCTTCATCCGAGGATCGTCGTGGGAACCGACTTCCTTACGGACGACACGCTGCGCGAACCTCCTCGCCACTTGCTGCTTCTCGGCAGGCGTGAGGTCGTTCCACTCGGGGTGCTCAGTGTAGGTCTTCCACTTCTGCTCGTAGGTCATTTCAGCATCCCATCGGACTTGAGTTGGTCACGCAGCGATGGACCACCATACCCAGCACCCGGACGCTTGAGGTAGTCCTGGTAGTACGCCTCGGTCAAGATGTCCACGTCGAGTTCCACCCCCATCAGCGCAGCGTCCTTCGCAGCCTGGATCGCCTGAGACCGAGCACGGGCACGCAGTTCAACGGGAGACTTCTCCTTCTCAGCCACAGGCTGCCTGATGACGCCAGGGGCCTTCGGCACCAACCGTTCGACTCCGTTCTCCCCACGCTCATAGGTGAGCGTGTTGTCCTGACGAACCCGAGCGGTGACCCCCGTGGACGTAGTGTTCGGTTGCAAGTCCACCCGAGGGTTCGTCCCCTCGTTGCTGATCAGGGCACCCCCCGCAAGGTTCCTCGCGATGTTGTCGATCTTATTCCGAACCCAGGGGTTCAGCACGTTCCCACCCTCAATCTCGATCTGGGCCGTCTCGGGATGCACCTTGACCCTGACCCCCGTCTGCCGGGTGATCTCCGTGGCGAGGATGGCCGCAGCCTTGGCCCGCTCCTGGAGTTCCTTGACCTCGGGTGGCGTGTTCGCAGCCGTCGGCTTCGGACGAGTGACCATCCCCGGCGTCGCAGGACGATGGGTGACCGTGTGGTTCTTCGGGTCGTAATCCTCCACCCAGTGACCTGCACTGCGGTTCGGGTCCTTTGTGACATCCCACTCCGCAACCTTCGTCGGGGGCGCAGTACCAAACTCGGGCATCCGGTAGATGGCACCAGTACCACCCTGGTTCGTCTCGACATAGTGACTCTTGAGAACCTTGTCAAGCCCACCCTGTTCAGCGAGGATGAACTGGTTCAGTTGTTCAGGGGTGCGGATCTGCTGGATGTGAGCGAGGGTCTTGTCAGGGTCCATACCCCGGCTCCGCATATAAGGCCCGAGGATGGGGTCATTGAACCGCTGCTGGTAGTGCTCAATCAACTGTTGCGGAGTCCGCACCGAGCCCAACATCTCCTTGTCGGCCTCCAGCATCTTCACGACAGTCTCGGCCTGGGACTTCTGAGCAGTCGCCGTGTTCTCAGCCGTCTCGGACCGCAACTTGTCAATCTTCCCGATCTCCTCCTCGATGTCGGGGATGTCGTAACCCATCTCATTCTGGGCAGCATCGTACACGATGTCACCCAACTTGTAGGTGCCATCAGGCTTGACGTGTCGCTTCATTAGAGCGTTCCGGTTCGCGATCCTCTGACGACCTACCTTCGCCTCCCCGATCTTGTCCATCATCAGGGCGTTGTTAAGATAGGTCGTCATATCGGCCAGGGGGTTACCCGGGTCGAAGGCAGCGGGACGCGCGAGGGTGGGGTCGATGGGCATTGGTTACCTCCCAGCCAGGAGAGCGTTCATCAGGTAGTTGCGTTGCTCACCCTGGTACCAGTTCGAGAGACCAGCGAGAGCCGACCCACCGACACCCGCCGCAGCGGAACCCCAGGCATCAGCAGCCCCGGTCTTACCCGCAGCGGTGGCATTGGCACCAGTCATCAGGGCGTTCCCTGCGTTGTTGGCGTAGTTCTGCCCAGCCGCACCCACCTGTTGCACGGCCGTCTGACCCACACCAGCGAGGGACTGGAGGCGATTGAGTTTCTGACCCCGTTGAGTCGTGTACCGGTTGAAAGCGTTGTTGTACTCCTGGCTCGCGGCACCCTGCCCATACTCGGTGATGGCCTTGAGGGTGTTACCCGAGTTGAGCATCCCGCGAGAGGCGACCGAGTTCTCCAGCGCCTTCAACCCCTCCGACAGACGCCACGAGTAACTGGGGTCCATATTCGGCCCGGTCGTGTTGAACACGAAGTCCGGGTTGTCGGTCTCGAACGTGCGAAGACCCTGGAGAGCTTCTGAGCCAGCGGTGCGCCACGGCTCCTGGTCCTCTCGGATCTGGTTGAACATCTTCTCTTGGAGGGCGCCCGCTTCCTTCGCCGCGTTCGCCTGGATCTGAGCAGCCTCCGTGGCCGCGTCACCCTGCATCTTGGCCGACACGATCTTGCCAGTGGCATCCACCGCGAAGCCCGCCGCCGTCAGCCAAGCAAGGGTCGAGGGGTCCTGCCACCAACTCTTCGTAGCGGTGGTGCCGGTACCCGTAGAATTAGTACCCGTGGGCGGGGGTGGTGGCGTCGTGGTCGTGGTACCCGTTGGTGAAGGTGGCGGCGTCGCGGTCCCTCCGGTCATCGTACCGTTGACGCCACCAGTCGTCGTGCTCGGGATACCCCCAGCACCAACCGCAGTCGCACCACCAATGACACCCGCGGTAGTGGTGGTGGGCAGCGATGAAGCAGGTTTGTCCATAACCGGAGTAGTGCCGACACTCGGCTGGGGTACCGTCGTCCCAGTCGGATCGATCGTAGTCATCCCCAACTTGTTCTCGTTGGGCATATTCGCTAAGGCACCAGGAGTCGGAACGTTCACCCCAGGGAAGGCACTCGCATCAGGACCAGATGGGAGGGGCGACGGCTGAGTACCCTTGTAGGTGTCCGCGGCGGTGTTAATCTTGCTCGTGTAGTCAGGAGTCGAGGTAGGACTCGCACTACTCCAGCCTACACCTGCGGCAAGGGCTGGAGCGACAGCCTGACCCACAGGATTGCCGGTGAGGAAGTCGTTGATGCCGCCGAAGATGGGACCCATACTGTAGCGATCGACCTGCTGACGCGCAGTCGAAGGGTCGGTCCCCGAGAGTAGGGCCTGGGCATACATCTGCTGCAACTCGGGATGACCGTCATCCCAAGGCATCCGACCCTCAGCCTTGAGAGCGGCGATCTTGTCCTGCACGGTGATAGGCTTAGGAGGGTTCAGTATCGTGGAGCCAGGATTGTCCACGGCAGACAGGACCGTGTTGATCTCCCTCAACCGCTGCTCATACCCCTCGATGGCAGGGGAGCCCGCAGGCTGACCCTGGATGTAACCGATCAACTCGTCCCGCTCCCTGCGGAGCCCATCGTTGTACGCCTGAGCCTTGCGAGTCTCGTGGTCCACGGGGGCCGACGGAGCCACCATTGCGTTGGTCGCACCGAAACTGTAGTCGGGGGTAGTGGGCGCCGCGACAGGATCATCGCTAACACGGTAGCCACCAGGACCAGCATTGAGGGTGCTGGCCGTCGGCGTCACGGGCTTGGTGGTCGCCTGCCACCCGTTCGCGGTCCACTCAACGTTACCGCTGCCGTTCACGCCAGCACGAACGGTGCCGAGAGGGGTGCCGTTCACGAGGGCATTGTTGGCGTACTGAACCGGCGTAGCGGTCATACCCGCGAGGGCATTCGTCTTCGGCGAGGCCGCAGGGGCGATACCAGTACCAGGCTGGTTAGGGATGGGGCCGGTCTTCTTCTTCCACGAGTTCCCGGTCCAATACTGCTCCTGCTTCTGACCACCAACATCAACCGTGCGAACGGTACCGTAGGGCGTGGACGAGGTGTTCGTCTTGGGGGCCGCAGGGGTGTTCAGTTTGTCGAGGGTCTTCAACGCCTCGGTGGTATCCATCCCGAGGCTCTTGGCGAGGGCGTTGTTCGTCTTCGCGAGGTTCGGGTTGTAACCGCTGACCTTACCCTCGTACTGCTTCGGTAGGGGGCCAAGGTTCTTGTTGGCCCAGTCCATCGTGACGCCCCTACGAGCAGCCGACGCCTTGATGGCGTAGCCACCAGACGACTTGCTCTTATAGAGAACACTATCCCAGTCGGTGTATCGGCTAAGGTCAGACACGATGGTTCTCCTATCAGGTGGGAATCTGGCGACCGCTTGCGCGGATACTCACCGACCCGGCAGCGCCAGCAAGGGTGCTGATGAAGTCACCAGTGTTGAGGTTGTGACCGATGAGTTCGGGGAAGGTGTATGTTTCACCAGCAGCGAGGGTGTACCGGACAATGAGGTTGTCACTACCAGCAGCCCCACCAGACGGGACGATGTTGATACTCAGGGTCACCGCACCCGCGCTGTAGTTCCTCGCGGTGAACTTGTCGATGATGGTCTTGACACCGTTCGATGTGTACTGGGTGGTCTGGGCGTTCTCGGCCGTCTTGGCGCTAATAAGGACGTAGGTGACGGCCGACATAAAGACCTCGTTATAGAACCAAGTGAAGAAGTTGAACCACGTTGTCGTCATCACGCCGGTCTTGATGTCCACCAGCGGAACACGAGCGCCGGGGATACGACTCTCAGGCATTGGTCGGACTCAGGAGGAGTTCGGCCCCCATAATGAAGACGGGGACGGCATCAGTTCCCGAGACCTCGTACACGCGGTCACGGAGTTTCATCGTCATCCCGAGTCGGTCCCACTTCACACGGGTACCGTAAGCACCCGACGCACCCATACTCTTGGTGTGCTCATTCGACCACGTATGACCACCGTCGTCTGACCACCGCAGGGTGACCTGGGGATTAGCCACCACGACACCATCGAACCGGGTGCCGACCTCACAATCCAACTGGAGAGAGTGTTGTGCCGTGCGCTTGAGGTTGTTCATCCCAGGTGCAAGGGCACGCCACGACCGAAGCCACTTGGTAGAGCCCCCATAGTTGGGGTTCAATTGGTACAGACCATCGCCACCAGAACCGCTGTGATTACCAGTACCGATGACTGGATACCCCTCATACCAGACGCAGCAATTCCCGATGTCACGAGCGAACCACTGATCGACAGCATCCCACTCCCCGCGCTCGTGCCACGCCCCGGTCGCCACGTCGTAGACGAAGGTGGCACCATCACCACTATTCGCATCGGGGAAGGAGAGCACGTAGAACTCGTGACCATCCTGACGATAAGTATAGGCGAATGTGTTGGAGAGGGACGCTGGTCCGTAGTCCCTCATAATCTTGTCAATCTGCCACTCGATAGCGTGAGTCGAGATGCGCTGAGGGGTGTACCCATTCGCACGGTACACGATGCCCACACCCCGGGGGTCCTTGCCCAACCAGAACAGGGTGTCATCGACCTTCTTCACGGTGTCAGCAGCGGCACACCCGACTTCGATAGACGCACCCTGACTTGGGGCGAAGGGGAACCCAGAGGTGCCAGCGTTGTACCAGACCTCGGTGGTGGTCTCACCAAACACCCACAGTTCACCGTGGGAGGCTGCTACCGCTACCACTCCATCGGGGGCCGCCTCGGCACTCGCGAAGTGGAGCGCATCGACAGACGTGCCATCGAGCAAGGCGGTAACCCATATCTTTTGACTGTTGGGTTCGTTGAACACGAAGAACCCGTCTAGGTATGCTACGGTGCGAGCACCAGGGAAGTCGGCGTCGGTGATCTCCACGAGGGTATCAGTGACGATGTTGTAGATGAATCCGTCAAAGGTGGTGATACCGTTCGTCGCGATGAACATCTGAGTGCCGTTGTCCGCGATAGTAACCGCTCCCTGACCAGTGATGAACGGACCACCAACAAGGGTGAGGACACCCCCGCTCACACTCTTGCTCAAGAGTCCGTTGCCAACATCCGAGATGACGAGGAGGACCGAAGCCTGGGTGGCCGGATCAACCATCACATGGAGACCACGAACCGGACCAGCCAGAGCAGGCCAACTGGCCTGCTGGTAGGGGAAGAACCCAGGACACCGGCTAAGAAACGCAGGCTCCTTGCCACCCTCGGGGATCATCTCGGGGAACAGGTTGACCATTCGGTTGTCAGCAGCGTTGACGCTACGCGCGACGTAGGACGAGCCGAGGATGGGGGTCTTCATCACTGCCACCCCGTGTAGATGTTGTAGCCTCCCCGACCGAGAATGGGAGACGGCATCGACATCACGTCCTCAGGGTTGTTGATGCGCTTGAGGTTGCGCTTGCTGTCACGCGCGATAGCCTTGACCGTGCGCGAGGCATCGACACCGAACTCGGGGGCCAACTCGACCGCCAGGTTGTACGCAAAGGCGCGCAGGTAACCAGGCGGGAGTGCGAGGGTCGTACCCGTGGTCGCAGGTTCGGTGAGAGGGGTAACACCGACGATGTTGAACGTCAGGGCAGCGTTCGGCACCGGGTACAATGTCATCGTGACATTAGGGTGGGTGTCGTTGACGTACAAGACCTGGGGGAGAGGGGATGCCAAGGTCTTGAGGGGAATGTCGTTGTACTGCTCCTGATTGACGAGGGTGACAGGGTAGCTGACCCCGTTGTAGACGTAGTACGTCGCAGGGTCAATCTGCACCGGTCGAGTCCCGACAAAGTTGCCGCTAGGACCCAGCGTCCGGGTTGCCTGACCCGAGGGCCAGGTGAAAGTCTGAGTGGTGGTGCCGAACACAGACAACCGCTCGGTGTTCCACGAGTCGATCATCTGGTTCAGCGCCACTAGGGCGTCATTAGAAGTATCGGCCGAGGGGGTTTCACCCTCGGCCAACACACCCAGTAGACGTAGTGCTCGGTTGATCTGGTCGCCCGCAGTAGCCACG